TCAGTGGATGCAATCCTTAAACAGATTGATCACATTGAACAAAGCATTGACAAGATGGCCAACACAGGTGCAGTGCGTGCCACAGAAAGCCGTACCATGTCAGGTGTTGCAATGCAAACAGAATTCCAATTGCTCAATGCCAGATTAGCGGACAAGGCACAGAACTTGGAACTGGCTGAAGAACAGATCTGGCGTATATTTGCCGACTATCAAGGCGTTGCTTATGATGGTGAGATCAAGTATCCTGGATCATTCAACATACGTGACGACGACAAAGAATTTGAACATCTCAAGATAGCACGTGACACTGCCACAGATCCTGCTGTGTTGCGTGTGATTGATGAACAACTGATGGAAGCCCTGGGTGAAGAATACACTCGTTTACCGTTTGTTGATCCTAATCCACAACTGGGTCGTACATATCCGGATGGTGAAGTGATTAATGCCAACTTGCCAGCGGCTTATCAGCCTGCTACCAATCCAGATGTACCAGCCAATCAGAACTGTGGCAACTGTGAATACTACCGGCCAGGCGAACTGTATTGCACCAAGTTTGATGCACCGGTACGTGCTGTGTATTGGTGTGCCAAATGGGAACCCTATGAAGATATGGCGGAGACTCCATTGACACCTGCACAAACACAACAAATACAACGCAGACTCATGTCAGGCGAAACCAACGCAGAGATCATGTCAGCCATGCCTGGCATCACTGTGGATCAGATTGCAACGGCAGCCGCCATTGCAGTAGAATTTAACGACTAACCTGGAGAAAAAAATGGATTACGGAACACCTAAAATGATTCGCGGCAAGACCAATTCAACAATCCTACGCAATGTGGCCATATTGCAGGAACGCTATCCGCGTCAAAGCATCCGGCAAGACATGGCCATCAGTTTGAATGTGGCCGGACTCACAAGATCACAACGTGAGCAACAACCAAAGAAAGGTCGATAATCATGAACAACTACGGCAAGAAACCTGGCGGTGGTGGCAAGCGTCCACCCAAGCGATAAAGCCATTAGATCTATTATATCTAATAAATAAACTATTAACACACCTAAGAAAGGGCGAGGTAACAATGACCGATACAAACATTGGCTTACAAGACAACGCAACTGATGCGGCAACTTCAGAACAAGAAAATCAGGCCACAGCGAAGACTTATACACAGAAAGAAGTAGATGACATGATGGCTCGTACTCGTACAAGCCTACAGAAGAAACTACTGAAACCGTATGAGGATCTTGGCGACCCAGAAGAATTGCGTCAACTGCGACAAGAGGCCGAAAAGAAAGCCCAAGCAGAAGCCATCAAACGTGGAGAGTTTGAAAAGACCATCCAAGAACTGGCCCAACGCAAGGACGCTGAAATTGCGAAAAGAGATCAGGTTATAAAAGAATACAAGGTCAACACACCCTTGATCAATGCCGCGGCACAGTTTCGTGCAGTGGCACCAGAACAAGTGAAGGCCCTGTTGCATAACCAAGTGAGATTGAATGCAGATGGAGAAGTTGAAGTGGTAGATGCCACCGGTAGTGTTCGTTACAGCGATGCAGGCCGTCCAGTTGGTGTTGAAGACTTGGTGCGAGAATTCCTTGATTCGAATCCGCATTTTGTTCAAGCCACACCGGCCACAACCAATACGCAGAGCAGTCACTCTAAATCGCAAGCAAAAAAGATTGACATAACCCAACTGGACATGAAAAATCCAGATCACCGCAAAGTCTATGCAGAGTATCGCAAGACACGCGGTCAAGCCTAACATTAAGGAAATTATAAAATGGCCTCAACAACAACATCGTTAAACGACCTATTGCCTTTGATCCGTCAAGAAGCAATGTTTGTAGCAAGTGAGCGTAGCATCATGCGTGGTCTTGTGAAGAACTACACTTTGGCACCAGGTCAAGGTAAAACAGTTAGTGTACCTATCTATCCAATCCAAACAGCCGCTGTTATCACTGAAGGAAACGAAGTAGCAGACACAACAGTATCAACCAACGTGGCAGATTTAACAATCGGCACAGTTGCAATCCGTACCCTGTTAACAGACTTGGCTCGTGCCAGTGCCGCTTCAAACGTGGTTGCTGACCTTGGCAAACTGTTTGGCGAAGCAATTGCTCGCAAGATGGACACAGACTTGACACAGTTGTTCTATTCGTTCAACGCTGGTCAAGGTGACTTCAGTGGTCAGATTACAGCAGCCAGCATTTTTGCCGCTGTAGCAAAACTCAAAGCCGACGCTGTTCCAACAGAAGGCATGGTTTGCGTATTACACCCAAGTATCGCTTATGACTTGAAGAGTGCATTGACCACAGCAGGCAACACACCATTCACAGCAGGTGCATACTCAGACGTTTCTAACGAAGCAATGCGTATGGGCTTTGTAGGTATGTTGGCTGGTATACCAGTGTATGAGACTTCAAACATTGCCAACAACGGCACAGCCGGTGACATCGCTGGTGCAGTATTCCAGATGGATGCATTGGGTCTTGGCATGATTGGTGACATCTCTATTGAAACTCAGCGTCGTGCAAGTTTCTTAGGTGACGATATTGTTTGCAGTGCTTACTACGGCACAGGTATTTTGCAAAACAATTATGGTCGTTTCTTAGCATTCGATAGTTCATTGGTATAAGGACCAGACTCGGATGGCTTTCATCATCAGCAACAACAATGTGATTTCGTTCGCGGACTATAACGATGTCCAAGATCGGGATCAGCGTCTGTTTGATGCCAATGAAGGCCTTACTGAAGAAGTGGTGGAGGGTCTGTTGATCAGATCCACCGAACGCATCCTTGTTCTTTTGTCCGCAACGCAATGGTGGATCGATTACTACGTGACCCGTAGTCCCGGTCAATCTTTCGCTACACGAGCAGATGTACCGCCTGTGAATCCCAATAAAATCCAAGCAAGACAAAACGATTTTACGGATTTGTGTGTGTATTATGCTTTGTATAACTATATTCTGCCCAAAATCGCAGACTTTAGTGAAGAAAACAATGCCGAGCGTCAAAAGATGGGATACTACAACCAGAAATTTGATAGCCTATTCGGAGAACTAATCCGACAAGGCGACTGGTATGACTTTGATGGCAGTGCTGTCATAGACTCAGAAGACAAATCACCTGGCGTGTGGAATCTCAGGAGAGTGCGATGAGAGAATTGATTCTTGCATGGTTACAGGACAACGCAGTGACAGGATTCACTGTCACTGCCGAGTTACCTTGGGACTCAAGTGGGCAACCCTTGTATCTCAACAACATGAAACGAATCTATGTCGATCAACCACAGACCGGTCAAGATCCCTTGATTGACGTGCTGAATGGACAGGGAGTTGTGAATGAAACCACAACTGTCAGAATCTATTTGGCCACAGATGCAAAAAAACTACCCCCAAACTACGATGCTGTTGCGGCAATGATAAAATCCACAAGACTGGATCCGGCAATCACTGGGGTAACCCAGCGAGCCACTACAGTCTCAACTGAATTTGTCGCTGACGTACTGGTATCACAGTTTGACATCAACTTTCGCGAGTTGATAATTAACACCTAAAAGGAAATAGAGATGGCAAATTACATTTATCCAGCCCCCGGTGTAGCCAATGTTGAAGTAACACTGACATTGGTTTCAAGCGGAGTGGCAGGCAATCTTAGCATCCCAAGTTTACAAGACGTAACCATCAACAACTCAAATGATGTTTTCACTTGGACACAATTGGATGAAGGCAGTAAAAAACAGGTTGCTACAACAGCGACCAACAGTTTGGCAATGAACTTGGTTCTTGACAAAACAACTTTCTTTGGTAATGCGGCAGCCACGGCTGGCTCAGCAACCAAGTTGGGCGTGTTTGGCTTGAGCAAGGAAAAAACCCTGGTAAACTTTACCCTGTTCATGGGCAAAGAAAGCGTGGGCAATGCCAATGTCACAGTGACCGGTAGCGGTTATGTAACAGGTCTGGCACCAACTGTTTCAGCAGACGCACCTGTTTGGGTATCACCAATCACTATCACAGTGGACGGCGATTTCTCAGTAGCCTAACAGGCACAGGATAATCAGGGTAGAAATACCCTGATTTTCTTTCTATAAATAGGTAAACAGAATGCAAGTTTTAGCAGATAAAAGCAACACAGAATTGTTGCAAAGTGTCATAGCAGAAGTAGCCAAGGCCCGAGCAGAATTACGCTGTGCCGAGGAAGACATAAAGAAAGCCGCAGGCAGGATAGGGTTCCTGATTGTGCTGGCAAATGAATTGATTAACCGACAAGAGGATTAACAGAATGAAACTATCACAATTGGCCGCAAAGCCACAACTAATTAAACTCACACTGGATGACGCAGACACTGTAAAAGAGTTCGGCGAAGCCATTGATTTTTGGACTTGGGATCGTCAACCAATTGAAACATTTATGAAATTGGCCAACGCTCAAACACAAGATCCAGCCAGCATGATCAACATTGTTCGCACCATGATTCTTGACGAAGACGGCAAAGAAATTGTGACCACAGAAGCAATGTTACCAACTCCTGTATTGTTAGCGGCCATTCAAAAGATCGTTGAACAATTGGGAAAGTTGTAGGCGAGGACCCCGACTGGTCATCAGTCGACACCCAAATGATATTGACATTGGACCGCCTCGCTGAACGATATCATTGCTTGCCAAGTGAAGCACTGGCACGTGCCACCACCTTTGATCTACACGTGATGGAGACCACATGTCGCCATCAACGCTATCAACAGACTCGTGCTGAACTTGAACACAATCTTAGAAGTGGTCGTACTCAACCAGTTGCACCACCCTCAGAAGAGCAAATGCAAGCAATGATAAATCGCGTAAGGGGCCGAAAATGATCGATGGCAATGTAACTTTTTCTGATGGAATAACAAAAGAATTAGACACGATCAAGAAAAAGTTAAAGACTTTTCCCGCCGAAGCCACGGCTGAATTTATCAAACTAACTCCGGTACGTAGCGGTAATGCCCGACGCAAAACCAAACTACAAGGTACTACCATTGTTGCCAATTATGATTACGCACAAAGACTTGATACAGGATGGAGCAAACAAGCACCAGACGGTATGAGTGAACCACTGAACAAGTGGGTCAAAGATAAAATCAACAAAATATTCAGGAAATAGATCATGGCAACCACCACAGCAAATGTAGAAGTCAATGTCAAAGGCCTGGCCGGTCTTGAAAAACTACAACAAACAGTAAAGAAAACACAAGACTCGTTTGGTGGTCTCAAAGCAGCCATTGGCGGCCTGGCCTTGGGTGGTGCGATCAGAAGTGCATTGATGTATGCTGACACCATAAGTGATGTCAGCAGTGCCACCGGTTTGGCCACAGCCAATGTGATTGGTTTTGGCAAGGCAGTAACGGCCAACGGCGGCAATATAGAAAAAGCCAACAATTCCCTACTGAAGTTTACTCAGACCCTGGGCGAAGCAGTGAGTGGAAGCCTGGCGGCACAAGATCAATTTGCTCAAATTGGAGTAACACTGGATGATCTGAGAAATCTCAGTGAACAAGATATATTTGCCAAGACCTTGGAAGGCCTGGGCAAGATTGATGACCTATCCACACGTGCCAAATTGGCCAATGATCTGTTGGGCAAGGCCATCAAAGGCGTAAACATCAATCAAGTGGCCGCTGACTACAACAAGAGTGTTGCGGCCGCACAAAAATACGCACAGTCAGTAGAAAAAGCCGCGGCAGTGCAAGACAAATTAGAAGCCGCTGTGTCGCAATTCAAACTGAGTCTATTGGTGGCATTGGGACCCATAACTGACTTTATATCTAAATTAGATTCAGACAAGATTGACAAATTTATCACAGCCTTGGTCAACATCGGCGGTGCCGCTGTGGCCATTGTGGGCTTGACCAAGGCCTTTGAAGGCTTGGCCAAAGTGATTGCTCTGGTGGGCGGATACTTTGCCTTGTTCGGACGTGGTGCCACATTGGTGGCGGCTGGTGCAGGAACCGCTGGAGCCGCACTGGCCAGTCTGGGCAAGACAGCCGGTATTACCTTTAATGTGTTGAAAAACTTTGCAATACCTGCTTGGCTGGCCAGTGGATCGTTTAGCAAACTGGTTTCCGAAATAGCATTGACCATGGCCACACTGGGCAAGAGAATAGGATTTGCCACAGCGGCCTTTGGTGGCCTGGGTGGAGCAATTGCTACCATCGTTGGTGGCTTGGCTCGAATGGCCGGAGCAATTGCCATTGTGACCACAGGTATTGTATTGATCAATGACCTGATTGACTTGGCATTTGATGTAAACCCAATCAAGTCCATGGGCGATGCCCTGGAAAAATTAGTGACCACGTATATGCCTGGTGTGGCCAGTTTTATCAACAGCATAGGCAGGGCCTTGGGCATGGCCGAAAGCAGTTTAGAAAAGAGCAGTCAAATTGGTCCACCAAAACCCCTGCAAGAAGATCAGGAAAAACGTGAAAAGGCCGAACGTGCGGTCAACGATGCCCTGGACAAACAACGCAAACTTATTCAACAAATCAGTGTTGATTATGCCAGTATGCTGGGCAACAAGACCGAACAACTGAGATTAGAACTAAGCCTGATTGGAGCCACTGAAGATCAACGCGAACAAGCAACTCTGCTGTACGAACTGGATCAGAAACGTGTAGAAGAAATTGACAAGATACGCAAGGCCATTGCCGCACTCAGCGATGAACAAAAACGCGGTGGCATGGCTGAAGAATACGAAAAACAAATTGTAGCAATTGAACAATTAACAGCGGCAGAAAAAGTCCGCATTGGCACAGTGCTGGACGGATTGACAGCGGCTCGACGCGGTGAAAGATTGAGATTGTTTGCAATTGATCAAGAAACAGCCGCACTGAGCAAATTAAATGACCTTAACTATGAGTTGGCCACCGGTGGTATGAGTGCAGTTCAAAAAGGCTACGCAGACATTGTGTATCAGCAACAAAAGGCTGCCGCAGAAGCCATCCGAGCCGAAGAAGTTCGTCGTGGTGCTGTGATGGACGAAGCAGAAAAACTCAAGTATATGGAAGCGGCCACCAAGCGTGGCGGTCAATTGGTTGATGTTCAACGAAGAATAACCGAACAGGCCAGATCATTCAGTGCAGGTTGGAATCGAGCCTGGAATGAATATGTGGACAATGCTACCAATGCCAGCCGAGCGGCAGAAAACATATTCAACAAGGCCATGCAAGGCATGGAAGATCTCATTGTTAACTTTGTCAAGACAGGCAAATTTGAATGGAAAGACTTTGTAAACAGCATGTTGGAAGAACTGTTACGCAGTCAGATCCAGCAGGTATTTGGGGAAATTCTTGGCGGCCTTGACGGCCTATTTGGCATAGGTGGTGGCGGTGCCAAAGGATCCAGTGCCAACAATCCCATGTTTGTGTTGGATGTGTCGGGTGGCGGCCTGGGCGGCAACCCAATCAATCAAGCCATGACCGGCATGATGGGTGGTGGCAAGTCCGGCGGTGGTGGCATCCTGGGCACAATCGGATCCGGTATCAAATCAGTGTTTGGTGGTATAGGTGATTTGTTTGGTGGCAGCCAACAACCAGCAACTGGGTTTGGTGATGAACCAAGTCCGGGATTTTTCAGCAGTATCGGATCTGGTATCAGTGATGCTGTCAGCGGTATTGGTGATTTCTTTGGTGGTGGCGGAGGCAACTCAGGAGGAGGATCATTCTTGGGCGACATTGGATCCAGCATAGGTGACTTCTTTGGCGGATTCTTTGCCAATGGTGGTACCTTGGGTGCTGGCAAGTTTGGTATTGCAGGCGAAAATGGACCTGAGATTATTTCTGGTCCAGCCGGTATAACACCAATGAACAGATCAACCAACGTGACCTACAACATCTCGGCTGTGGATGCGGCCAGTTTCCAAGCCCTGTTGGCACGTGATCCCAGTTTTATCTACGCCCTGACCGAACAAGGTCGTAGGGGTTATGCAGGAGGAAGATAATGGCATTTCAATGGATTATAGACAAGGCTGAAAGCATCAGCATTGACAAGAAAAAAATGATTGGTATAACAGAAACCCGATCTGGTGTAATACGTGCGGTAAGTCGCGGCATACAACCTGTGAGACTCACAGTGAAATATCCTGATGGTCCTCGGTGGAGTGACATCAGTACCGACATAGCATCAGCCACGGCCTTGGATAGATATCAGACAGCAGTGATCACAATACCTTATTCCAGATTTCCTTGGTACTACAACAACGTGCAACCAGCACAGAACGAAAGTTACACAGTGCTGTGTGTGCAGTTTCCTGAATGGACCATATTTGCTCGTAACCAGGTATCGTGGGCAGGACCCTTTGTGTTCCAACAATACATAGCATAATGGCCTTAAATTTATCATCCTATCGTGCAGTCCAGACTGCCAACTTTGTCAAATTGGTCATACCCAACTATGCAACAATCCTGGTCAGTGACGCACAAAACACACAAACCATTGGCGGTGACACCTATACCAACATAGGTCAATTGCTTTACATAGGCGAAACTCGTAGTGAGATACGAGCCTTGGAACAGTCGCTTACTGTGGGCATCAGTGGCATACCTGCTGGGAGTGTGGCAGAAATACTCAACAACAATCCCAAAGGCAGTGTGATCACAGTGCGTCAGGCCTTTTATGATCCCACCACGCAGGCCCTGTTGAACATTGCCGGCAATCCCTTGATCAAATTCAAAGGCTTGGTCAGCAACTACAGCATGGCAGAAGAATGGGACAATGCCAGCAAGACTGCCAGTTTTACCATAGTGTTTGAATGTACCAGTCTGATTACCAACATTCTGCAAAAGGTATCTGGCCGCAGGACCAATGACGCAGACCAACAGGCCTTGTATCCAAATGATCTGTCAATGAGTCGTGTCAGCACCATTACCAGAGCACAGTTTCAATTTGGCAAACCAGGAGGTGCCGCAGTATGAGTTTTATTGATGACATTGTAGACTTTGGTAAAAGTGCCATTGGTTCTTTAACTGGCGGTGGCCTGGGTGGAACCATTTTGAGAACAGCCGTCACAGGCTTGGCTCTGAATCAATTGACAAAAAGTACCAACAAGTCCAATGACAACGCCAGAACATCATCCAGCGGATCATCCGAAGGGCGAGGTAGTCTTGCCGAGCAAGGTGTCAGCGTCAGCGTCAGTGCCAGCACCGAAAGCAAAATACCTGTGCTGTATGGACGTGCAGTCACAGGTGGACAACTATTTGATGTGCGTATGAGCAACAACAACAACACCATGCACTACTGTTATGTGTTGAGTGAACGCACAGGCACCATGCT